GGCTTGAATGCGAAATCCTCGAACTCGAAGAGAACATCAAACGGAGGGATCTGGTCTGGCAAGACCTCGTCAAGGCGACAGCGAGGATTCATTCATTGTATGTCGATCAGGACGCCGACTGGACCCAGACGCAGACCGCAGAAGCCATCAGCCTCAGCGACGGGACGGTTTCCCTCTATCTAAGCGTCTCGCGTCAGATCGACGACGAGCGCGTTGCTTCGTGCGGAACTGTCCGCGAGGCCTCCAATCTCCTCGACCGTAGACTAACGCGCCAACGCTCGGATCAGATCGAGCGTATTCTCTTCCCAAAACAGGCGGCAGCCAGCCAGCAGACGACAGCCGACAGCCCGCCGCCTGTGGCGCCACCGCCCGAGTCCATCCTCTGTGAGGACTTCCTCTCGTGGGCAGCCCACTACGAGGGCGAGAAGTTCAACCTCATCCACTGTGATTTCCCATACGGCAGGAATGAATTCGCCGGGCCGCAGATGTCTCCGACGGCCTTCGCCGATCAGGGTAGTGGCTACAGCTCGAAGCCGACGGATTTCACAGAATTACTCGACGGATTGTTGCTATTCCTGCCACGGCTGCTCTCGGTCAGCGGCCATCTAATGTTCTGGTACACAGCGGAGCCCCAAGCCATAGTCGAGACGCAACAACGCGTGCTCGCGGCGGCCCCGCGCCTACGTTGGGCTAAATTCCCCCTCGTTTGGCTGAAATCCGACAATGCCGGCGTCGCCTCGGACCCCAGGCGTGGCCTCCGCCACACGTATGAGATCTGCCTCCTGGCTACTGCCGGCGACCGGCAGATCGTCCGAACAGTCGCCGATACGTACTCATGCCCGACAGATCACCGACTTCACCCGAGTACGAAGCCTGAGCCCATGCTCCGTCATTTCATGTCCGCCCTTGTTGATGAGTCAACGCGTCTGCTCGATCCGACTTGCGGCTCGGGCGCAGCTCTGCGTGCGGCAGAAAGTTTGAATGCGCAACTCGTCCTTGGGATTGAGAACAACCTTCAGTACGCCGAAAGCGCTCGCGCAGAGCTACGGCGTTCGCGACTGTTACGCCGTGTCGCTGCCCAGTAAGGAGCCCCCTGATGATGCCAAAGGTCATAGCCATTTGTGGCTTCGCCACAGCAGGTAAGTCAACCCTCGCGAAACATATCGTCCAGCGTCATGGCTATTTCAACATCCCATTCGCCGGCCCCCTCAAAGCCGCAGTCAGAGGACTCCTCGATTACCAATTCGTCCCATTTAGCAAAGCCGAACGCATCTTGCATGGTGACCTCAAAGAGACCCCCATTGTCGAGCTTGCTGGAAAGACCTCTCGCTTTCTGATGCAGACTCTCGGAACGGAGTGGGGCAGACAAACAGTCGATCCTGATTTCTGGACCATTCTATGGCACGAGCGCAGTCATCGACATCATGCAGTCGTTGTTGATGACCTTCGCTTTCAGAATGAAGCCCAAATGGTCCGCGCGCTAGGTGGCTCCATTATCCGCATCGAACGCCCTGGCCTCGCCGGCGGCGACATAAGCCACATCTCGGAGCTTGAGCAACTGCGCATCGAGGCCGACTTCGTCCTGACGAATGACGGCACGCCACAGGACATGTTCCTCGAATTCGACAACTGGCTTCGCAAGCGACAACAGGAGGGCATCTGAGATGCCCCGGCGCCGCAAGCCCGAGGCCAAGCCACGTGCAGTTCGCCAGAAAGAAGAATTGCAACGAATGATGGATTATCCTTGGTGTCGCAATCCACTCCATATAGTCTCATGGCATGAAGTCCACGGCCACGTCTATGAAGTAATGGCCAGAACATGGCCCGACGCAGGCACAGACGTAGATGACGCAAGAGACTGAAATCTGGGCCGGTTGGGCCGGCCCACGCAATGCCAGGTGCGTCCTCGTAGGCGAGGCCTGGGGTCGCGAGGAGCTTGAAGCCGGCGGCAGACCATTCGTCGGCCAGTCCGGCAAGGAGCTCTGGCTAATCCTTGGTGAGGCCATGCCAGAAGTCGAACCCGCAATGCACCGACAGATTGCCGAACTCCATCGATTTGGCAATTCTTGGATCAATTCGAGAGAACCCTGGCTCCAGGCCGCATCCATCGCATTCACTAATGTCCTCAACATGAGGCCACCGGATAATAAGATCCCAGAACTCTGCCTCAAGCGCGATGACATCAAGGCCATCGACCCGACGTACGATTGGCCGCCTCTGTCATCCGATAGGAAGTATCTGCATCCGCAGTGGTTGCCCCACATCTGGCGCCTTCATGAGGAACTCGCTGCCTGTCGCCCCAACCTAGTCGTCGCAATGGGCAATACGGCTTGTTGGGCACTGCTGCGCGCGACGAACATCACACAGATTCGTGGAGCAATTACACAAGGTGCCGGCGCCGCCAGTGGCCTCAAAATCCTCCCAACGTTTCATCCAGCCAGCGTCCTCTACAGTGGAACGACCTCTGGCTGGTCCTGGCGCCCCATCATTGTCGCAGATCTGATGAAGGCCGCTCGCGAGATGCAATTCGCCGACATTCAGCGACCCGAGCGCGCAGTCATCGTCCAACCTTCACTCGACGAATTCGAACAATGGGTCCAACAGATATTGCGCCGTAGGCCAGCCCTCCTCGCATGCGACACTGAAACCTCCCTCGGCATGATCGATACCATCGGCTTCGCCGAGAGCCCCGCCACCGGCATCGTCGTCCAGGTCGGCCCCCATCGCACGCGCCGAGGCGATAACTATACGACAATCTGGCCCAGCAGAGACGGTCTCCGCCGAGTCTCCTACTGGAGCGAGCTCGAAGAGCCGCGATTCTGGAACCTCGTCAACGACATCATGCGCTCGGGCATTCCTCTACTCTTCCAGAATGGCCTCTATGACTTACAATATCTGTTACGAATGGGGCTTCGCCCGGCGAACGTCGCAGAAGACACCATGCTCTTACATCATTCGCTATTCCCTGAGCTGCCAAAGGGCCTCGGCTTTCTCGGCAGCATATACACGAATGAAGCCTCATGGAAACTAATGCACGGACTGACAGATACGGAGAAGAGAGATGAGTGAACAGCGCAGCGCGCTGCTGACCGCCCCTTTCAAGCCTCCATCGGAGATCGCTAAGATCGCCGTCGAGCTATACGAAGTCCTCGCTGATCTCGACGAGTTTCAAAAGATGGAAGTCGTCAACGTCATGGCAACAATGTCCCAGATTGAAATCAACCGCAAGCAGCGTCGCGAGCAGCAGTCCAAGACTTACTTATCAGGCGGCCTGTAATGGATTTATTTCTTTACTATTCAGCACTACTTGGTGCTATTGCAATTGGAGTTCTATTAATAGCTTTGACTGAGCATGACTGATGACAGTCATCCTGACGCATGAGTTGCGCCGAGAGGCTCCGCTCGATGCGGCGACCAACCATCAGACCTACTGCGGCCTCGACAACTGCGTAACGCTGGAGGTCTTCCAAGAACTGCGGCGCACATACAACCAATTCCCTGAGATCTACGAGTTCAGCAAACAACTCCAGGGACCATACCTCGACATAATGCTTCGGGGGTTCCTCGTTGACGAGCTCTCACGCCAGGCCGCAGTCCGCGAGCTCAACGCACGGTGCGAAGCCCTGCAATCGAATCTGAATGCGATGGCTTCGGCGGTCTGGGATCGCGGCCTCAACCCACGCTCGACCAAGGACCTGAAGGAGTTTTTCTATGGCAGAATGCAATTACCTGAAGTCTGGCTCTCGCAGAAAGGCCAGAAGAAGCTATCAGTAAATCGCGAAGCCCTCGAAAAGCTCGACCAATACCTCTACGCGAGACCGTTCGTCAGTACGATACTCCGTCTGCGCGAACTGAAGAAACAGCTCGAAGTCTTCACAACGGAGATCGACTCCGACGGCCGCCACCGTGCCTCGTATAATATTGCCGGGACGGAGACCGGCAGAACCTCGAGCTCCGAGAATGCCTTCGGCACCGGCGGCCCTCAACAGAACATTGCCCCGGGCCTGAGGTGGGTCTTCGTCGCCAGCCCCGGCCACAAACTCTGTGTCATTGACCTCGAACAAGTGGAAGCCCGTGATGTCGGATATTTCATCGGATGCCTCTTCAATGATTGGACCTTCCTCGATGCTTGTGAAAGTGGAGATCTCCATACGGCCAACGCAAGGCGAATTTGGCCCAGTCTTGCATGGACAGGCAATCTTCAGCAAGATCGTCAAATTGCTAATGGAGTATTCTACCGAGAATTCACCTATCGAGATATGGCTAAACGAGGCTCCCATCTCTCAAACTACATGGGGACCGCCTGGACCGCCTCTCGTCATCTCAAGGTGCCCCTCAAGTTGATGGAAGACTTTCAGCAGCGCTACTGTCGTGGCCCTTCATGCGCATATCCCGGCATCTCGCGGTATTGGCAATGGATCGCCCAGCAATTGCAGCAACATGCCGTCCTTGAGACGCCCTTTGGCCAAAAGAGGCATTTCTTTGGGCGCCCCGGCGACGACGCGACCATTCGCGAGGCTATCGCCTTCATGCCCCAATCCACGACGGCCCGCCGGACCCAACTCGCTTTGTGGCGAATCTGGAAAAAGATGCCTCACGTCCGCATCTTGGCCGAGACCTACGATTCGGTGACGTTCGAGTTCCCTCAGCATTGCGATGAGCATGAGGTTGTCGAACAGGCCCTCGAACTTATGAGAGTCACTCTGCGGCGGCCTGACGGCTCGCAGTATGTCGTCCCCGGCGAAGCCAAAACCGGCTGGAATTGGGGAAACGTCACGATGCA